GGGCAAAGCTGCTAATGGTCAGACTACCGCGCTGACAAAACTTGACCCAAGCCTTAGAGGTGTTATTGATAGCAGTAGCACGCTTGATGACATCACTAACGCGTTAGCGGTTTCGTTTGGTGGTGCTGCCACTGTTGCAGCGAATTCGTTTGAAGGCCGTATGAAAGGCATGACAATTGCGCTTGATGAAACTAAAGAATCAATTGGTGCTGCACTACTGCCAGCGCTACTTGGATTATTAAACATCCTAAAACCTGTCGCTGATTGGGCGCAAGAAAACACACGAGTGTTTTTAATAATCATCGGCGTGATCGGCACACTTGCTACAGCGGTGATTGCTGCAAATGTTGCAATGAAAATATATGAAGCCACACTGGTACTAACAAAGATTGCAACGGTCGCACTGAACGCGGTAACCAGCGCCAACCCATATGTTCTTGTCGCAGCCGCTGTCATTGCGTTGACTGCTGCAATGGTTTATTTAGAAGTTAAATTTCAGGCAATGTCACGCGCATTCGACATGTTCGGCAATTCAATAATAGTTGTGACAGGGCCGCTAGGTGTATTGATTGGCATGTTCAGAAAACTTGTTGACCTAAAAGATTCGTTTGGCAGTTTTGATATTGGCAATATAAACATTCCAGGTTTCGCTAATGGCGGAATTGTTACAGGGCCAACTTTGGCAATGGTCGGGGAAAAAGGCCCAGAGGCAATTATTCCGTTATCACAACTTAGCAGCATGAATGGTGGCGGTGTGACAGTGAATGTCACTGGCGGTTTGGCTACCAGCGCCGAAATCGGGCAGGCAGTAGTTAACGCCATTCGCGCTTACAACAGATCAGCAGGGCCAGCACAGATTCAGGTTGCATAATGGCAGGCACAACAGTAGTTCAATCAGGTAATTACGAATTAGAAATTGACACAGGATTTCTGCAAGATGCGTTCACCCTTGATTCAGCGACAATGGGAATTTTAGATGGAACACAGTTTGTGCTTAACGGCACAACTAACTTTGCCAGCGTTTTAGATGGGTGCGACAATGTAACAATTAAACGCGGTCGGCAAGATATTGGTGATCAGTTCAGTGCAGGCACTATGGCGTTCACGATGCTTGACACAACAGGTGTGTTTAATCCGTTTAATGAAGATTCACCGTATTGGGATGCGACTACTGAACAGCCAGGTTTAGCACCGATGAGAAAAGTTCGGTTTGCGCGATACGACACGAACGATGTGAAACAATATTTGTTCAAAGGTTTCGTTGTTAATTACGATTACAACTTTGCGTTGGGTGGCATTGATACGGTGACTGTTTATTGTTCTGATGATTTTTATTTATTGTCACAAACATATTTAGATGAATTCAATGTCAGTGAACAATTGTCCAGCGCTCGAATTACCGCAGTTCTTGATTTGCCAGAGGTTGCATTCCCGATTGCTCAACGCGCCATCAGTGCAGGCACACAGACACTTGGCGGTTCGGCAGCGTTCACGGTTGACAATGGCACATCGGTTCAGGCATATTTGGCACAAATTAACCAGGCTGAGCAGGGTCGATTGTTTATGTCGCGTGATGGTGATCTGACATTCCAGCCGCGTATCGGTAATACGCTCAGCAGTTCGGTTGCAGACTTTCACGATGACGGCACAAACATTCCGTATTCGGGTGTGGGTATTTCGTTTCAGGCTGATCAGGTATGCAATCGCGCATCAGTGACCATTCGAGGCAGTAACAATCCGCAGGTGGCCGATGACGCTGCAAGCCAGACTTTGTACTTTATTCAAACCCAGTCCATTACTGAGAGTTTGCTAAACGATGACACAGCCGCTTTAAGCCTTGCTAACTACCTGTTAGAGCCTGAACCGATAGCGCGTTACACATCTGTTGAAACAGCATTTATGAGCCTTACAGGGCTACAGCGTGACCAGGTGGCGATCATTGATATCGGGCAAACAATCACTATTGAACACACATTCACGACTGGTGCAACTACCAGCGAACTAGCACAAGAATTAGCAATCGAAGGTGTTGAACACATAATCAGCCTGTCTCAAGGTCATTCAATAGCGTTATTCACTTCACCAACTGTGATTGTTTACGAATTAATATTGGATGACGCTGTTTTCGGTATCATCGCACCATCGGATAATGTTCTCGGATAATCTGAAAGGTACTTATGGCAACAAGACAAGTTTTCGTGGCATCACAAGTCCTAACTGCGGCCGAACAAAATGCGCTGGCTACAGCGATGATTGCAATTCGCGCTGTTACAACCGCATCAAGCACAGCAGTTCTTGCTGATGATGGCAAGTTGGTAACTATGTCAAATGCGAGCGCTAACACTTTTACTATTCCACCAAATAGCAGTGTTGCATTCGGAATTGGAACACAGGTCAATATTGCCCAGTTGGGAACGGGACAAACAAGCGTGGTGGCGGGTGCTGGGGTGACATTGAACAGTGCTGGCGCAAAACTCAAACTTGATTCACAGTATGCGGTTTGCACTTGTGTGAAAACTGATACTAACGAATGGTTTGTTGTCGGCAATTTGAAGGCGTAGCTATGCAAATTCTTAGCGCACCACACGCTGGCGCAATTATTGCAAACTTTTTAGTTGTCGCTGGCGGTGCTTCGGGCGGTGCTTCGTTTGGCGGCGGTGGCGGCGCAGGCGGTCTGAGATCAAGTGTCGCGTCAACTGGCGGTGGCGGTACTACTGAACCATCGTTAATTCTTGCAGGCGGTATAACTTACACAGTTACTGTTGGCGCTGGCGGTGCTTCTGTATCGGGTGCAGACGGTAACAATGGCAGCAATTCAAGTTTTGCAGGTACAGGCATAACAACCATCACTTCAGTTGGTGGCGGTGGCGGTGGCGGTGGCACAACATTTGAAGGCGTAGCAGGTGGGTGCGGCGGAGGTGGGCGCGGTAACCAACTTCGCACAGGTGGCGCAGGCACAGTAAATCAAGGTTTCGCTGGTGGTGGTTGCGATATTTTATTAGGCGCAGGCGGTGGCGGCGGTACAGCAGTTGCTGGTAGTCCTGGCGGCGCAGGTTATGCAGGCGGTAATGGCGGTAACGGTGTCACTAATTCAATTAGCGGTTCATCAGTTGGATACGGTGGCGGCGGTGGCGGCGGTTATCAAGGTGCGGCCAGCGTAGGCGGTAGCGGCGGCGGCGGACAAGGTGGGAATACTACTGGTTCAGTTAATCCTGACCCAGGCACAGCAAACACAGGCGGCGGCGGCGGCGGTGGACAGAGTGCGAGCGGTGCGGGCGGTAGCGGTGTCGTAATAATTGATGCAGGCATAACAGCCGCATCGACTACAGGTTCACCAACGGTTAGCGGCACAATTTATACTTTTACTGGCAGCGGAACGATTACATTTTAATATGGCATATTACGCACAACTAGCAAACAATATAGTCACTGAAGTTATTGCAGTTAATGACGATGTGTTAGACGGCGAGCAATTCTGTACTGATCTATTGGGTGGCACATGGGTTGAAACATATCTAAATATTGCAGGCAAAAATTTTGCAAGTATCAATTACACATATGATGCAGTCAACAATAATTTTATTGCACCACAGCCTTATCCATCTTGGACACTTGACAGCAACGATGTTTGGCAACCACCAATTCCACAACCGCCACCACCACCAGATACACATTGGAATGAAGCATTACAAAGATGGGTTGTGTTATGAACACTAAAAAAATAAATAGATCACACAGACAAATAGGCGACCAAACTACTAAGGGCGGTTTACTTGGCATCATGATTTATACGATGTCTCGAAACAATGTTGACCCAGTGCTTATCGGATTAATTGTGCCAGTCGCAGCCAGTGTGCTTGCATGGATTAGCACAAAAATTGGTGACCCTGATTTAGCGTGCATGTTTATACCTGACGACAAAAAAGCAGATTGAAACCATACACAGTTAACGCCGCGCCAATTGTACAAGCGCCATTGGCTGGCATGGACTATTGGATTACACGGGCAATTAGACACTCAAATGTAAGTTTGTGGAATAACGGCTCGTGGCAAATTCGAGACATAAAAAACAAACCCGGCACAATCAGCAATCATGCAAAAGGTGTAGCAGTTGACTTGTCATATCGGCTAATAGCAAATCAAGTTGGCAAAAGTATTTACATGGGTCGCCAGCGCTCGTTGCCATACATAATAAAATTATTAGAAAATGCCGACACGCTAGGAGTAGAACTCTGTATTGACTACGCGTTGAGAAGGTCATGGAAGTGTGATCGCGGTACTTGGATTGCAGGCAATTTTCAAACTGGCGATTGGTATCACATTGAAGTAAATCCTGTTATGGCGCACAGCGTAGAACTTGCTAAACAGGCTTGGGATAAGGTGTTTGGGCTAATACCTGCAGTAATCAAAAAACCAGTGTAAGGTGTTCTTGACCGAGAAAGTCGAGGGCACTTATGCACTTCATCATCAAATTAACTATCGCGTTTGCGTTATCTGCAATCGGGGTAGGTGTCAGCCAGATACCACAACCGCAACCAGACATGTCAACCACCACACCAACAGACAAGCCATACGAGGCTCTAGGCGGTTTTGCGCAGGTTATGGCCGACATATACCGATATGTGCCACCAGTGACCACCACAACGCCGCCCGCGCCCGTTTACAGGCATGGTGACTGCTCATGGCTACCAGCGTTAGCGCTGCAGGCAGGCTGGCAACCTGAGCAAATACCACAGCTCACCAAATACGCCGCACGCGAGTCAGGCTGTTGCCCTAATCGTGCCGGCGGTGACACAGTAGACAAAGATTGCAACATTACTGGCGTAGCGGAATGGTCGCACAGATCAGACAGCGGCTTATTACAAATAAATGGTGTGCATTGGAAACCTGACCATCCACAATATGACGGTCTGATATGTAAACAGATGAGAATATGCACACAAAAACCGTTGCTAGATGCGTTGACTAATTTGCGCGCTGCAAGACTAATTTACCTTCGAGTCGGGTGGTCTGCATGGGGAAACTAAGCGTTCAAGATTTTGCGTGGCTAATGGTTGCATGCGGTCTTACTCTGCGACTACTGTCCTTTATCATGTTCAAAATATAAACCCAAACAGAAAAGAGAAAGCAATGACCGAGAACGAATACAACGAAACATTTGATCTACAAATGGAACGAGAACACCAAGAAACATTAAGGCGTATGCAAGAGTTTCGCCTAATAGGTGAGCAGATTAGCAAGATGCCAGACACACCACCGAAAGTATTAGAGATTGAAGTGCGCTACCTTATGGGCATTATTGGTGAACTAGAAACACGCATAAAAGATTTAGAGTCCGAAGCACGCCGGCTAGAAATGTTGTTAACTCGTGCAAACTAACCAACTAGAAATGTTCGCACCATCAATCGGATTAGGTGGCACATTCGAGCGCCCAGCAATAAACCGTGACATCGTAATTATTGCGCGCGAAGCAAAACAGACAAGCGTTGACGCTGCAATAAAAGCAAAACCGAAAACAGGTAAAAAACGCGCACGAGTACACGCCTACCTGCTGGGTCGCCCGGCAACAGATGAAGAAATAGAAACAGCGTTAAACATGTCAGGCAACACAGTCAGACCGACTCGAGGCACACTAGTTAAAGACGGTCATGTTATTGATAGTGGCATTAGGCGTTTAACGCGCGCTGGTAACCAGGCGATTGTTTGGCGGTGTGTATGAGGCGCAGTTATGACCCTTACTACGGCAATCGTGAGCAATTGCGCGCACAATCAGAACACGGCATGAAAGTAGCGCGCGAGCGTGACGCATTAAAAGCAGAAAACGCAAAATTACAAGAACAGATAACAGAACTAAAAGCAATTATTGCTTACATGACAGAGGGCGAATGAAAGAATTTAACGAATTGCAAAGCACTAACGATTATCTGACAGGCGAGTTAATTTTGGCGCGTCAAGCAAATGAATTGATGACTGAAAACAACCGCAGGTTGGAACGGCTATTAATTAAGTGCATCAAAGAACTGCAAGAATGTCGCGGTTACCTTGTGGAAATGCAACAGCAAGTTGGCGAACTGGCAACGGTCGCACTTGCAAGGGTAAAAAAATTATGAGCAACTTCATGGATGGCTATGTCGATGTTGCCACTCGACTCAAATTAGCGTTTGAGAAATACCCTGAATTACGAGTGCAAGAAACAGCGCGTGAAGTGATAGAAATGCCAGACAAATCATGCTTCATTCGTTGCACAGTCACGATCTGGCGCACAGCAGATGACCCGATTCCATGTGTCGCATCAGCATGCGAAATATATCCAGGGCGAACCCCATACACCAAAACAAGTGAGGCAGAAGTTGGCTACACATCGGCGATTGGCCGAGCGCTTGCTTACATGGGATTCTCGGGCAACAAATCGCTGGCATCACGCGATGAAGTTATGGCCGCACAGTCACGCCAGCCACAAGGCAAACTGGCAGAAGTCGTACCGATGCGCGATGACCTTGAACAACCATTCGGCGACACAACAGACACCAAACAGTACGCATCACCGAAACAGCGTGGCATGATTCGAGCGCGCGCATTTGAAAAAAAGATAGGCACAACAGAACTAATGCCATACATAAACAAAGTGTTAGGCAATGAGTATTCAAGCATTGAAGCGTTAAGCAAACAAGAAGCATCACAGGTAATTGATTCACTACAAGATTGACATACCGTTGACATACCGAAAACGATTACGGGCATGACCTACAGCGGTGCAACGCTGACTGGTAACACACGGTAAGCGTGGGTAGATGACGCATGTGGCAACACATGGTCAGGCAATGGTTAAAGATATGGGTGCGCTACGAGGCAAAAGCGCGGGGGGCTATCGCATTAGGTTTAATCTCACAACGAACTAACATTAAAAACAAAACACAAATCAACAGATCGAGGCGGCCATGAATCACAACCACAACAAAACCGAAAGCAAGCGCGACAGCGCGCGCTAGTAA